ACTCTGTATAACACAGAGGCAAAGGGGGGAACAAAATGACTCTTATTAAGATATCTTATGTATATATTACAACAATATCCGTAAAAAAGCAATAAAAACCAGTAATAACAGGGCAACCGGAAATCTATGAACCGAACAGCGCAGAGGTGACGCTAAGTAAGTTCCTCCGGCAGTCCTGTTTTTATATTGTCTTTTATCCGCAGACATTAAAGAACGGCATTACTCATCTGGAGAATAAACAGAGAATCCCAATACCCGGAGAGCGGGAATAAAAATCTATGGAGGATAAAAAAAATGGAATGGTTAAAGGCAATTTTAGAAAAGGCAGAGATTAAAGATGGAAAACTTGATGTGGATGCAGTCATGAATGCGGCACAGAAAGAGTTCCCAAAACATGCAGTACCAAAAGATGATTTTAATAACAAAGTCAAAGAGTTGGAAACTGCAAATGACACGATCACAGAGCTTAAAAAATCCAATGGAGATAATGCAGATTTGCAGAAAAAAATTGGAGAATATGAAACAGAGATTAAAGACCTTAAATATTCAGCAGAGAAAACAGCAAAGACATACGCCTTAAAAGAATCTCTTGCAAAGCAGGGAGTTCTGGATCCAGACTATCTGATTTATAAGGCAGGTGGGCTGGATAAGTTCAACTTCGATAAAGAAGGGAAGCCTGTTGGCGTAGAGGATGCTGTGAAACCATATAAAGAGGATGCGGCAATGGTACATTTGTTTAAACAGGAACAGCAGAAACCACCGTATAATCCGAAAAATGGTGGCGCAGGTGGTACAACAAATCCATTCGCAAAGGAAACATTTAATCTGACTGAGCAGGGACGTATTTTAAAAGAAAATCCAGCACAGGCAAAAGAGCTTGCCACTGCGGCTGGAGTAACGATTTAAGAAAGAGAGGATAAATATTTATGGCAATTACAAAAATTTCAGACGTTATTGTACCGGAACTTTTTAACCCGTATGTAATGAACAGAACAATGGAGTTATCAGAGTTTTTCAAGAGTGGGATTGTGGTAAACAGTCCAGAATTTGATGTGTTGGCAAGCGAAGCGGCAAGAACACATAATATGCCGTTTTTTGAGGATTTACAGGGGGAATCCGAAGCGATTCTTGAAGATGTCAAGATGACTGCTAAGAAAATTGGTTCCAATGAGGATGTATCAACTACCATTTTCCGCCAGAATATGTGGGGAGCAACGAATCTTTCCGCTGCTTTGGCAGGTGCTGATCCAATGAAAGCGATTGGTGATCTGGTTGCGTCTTATTGGGCACGTGATATGCAGAAAGAGCTGATTGCGATTCTTACTGGAGTATTTGGTACAACTACAGCAGGATCGGAAGGAACACCGGCGGCAGAGACCAGAATGAAAGATCATATTCTCGATCTTACTGCAGGTA